AATAACTCAGACCCACGTTTGGCCGAAGCAGTTGGCACTTCCGTTTATGGCGGTGGAGTGACTGGTTCACAGCTCATCGGTGGTGTTTCATTGACAGGTGCAGAAGCGGAATTGTCGTTTTACAACCTGAACAATGGGTACTCGTCTCCGACGGGTTCAGATACTCATGCACCAGTGGCCGTTACATCAGGTACAATTGGTGGGCCAACGGTTGCAGATTTGGATTGCGCAAAGATTTGTCGCTTTGATCCCGATATTGCTTCAGGAACTAATGTTGCTATAGCAAGTGTTGATCTGGCTGATCTGGGACAATTCAACCGTGATGATTTGGTCACTGTAGTTCTAGCGGCAACTACGGCCAATGATGGTCTTCTCGATGGACGCCAAGCACGGCGCTTGACTCAATTGAGCGGCACCTTGGATGGGTCTGAGATTACGCAGATTTTGGTGGTGAATGTTGCTACTGGTTCGATTGCGGGCCAGGCTAGTACTAACCAGTTGCAAGAATCGCTTACTAGTGGAGTAGCGCTTATTACGTTTGCAGAAACCGATAACTTTGTTGCCGGACCGAACTCATTGGGTTCGATTGAAGGTGCGATTGAATGGGGATTGGAAAATAATGCCAATATTCCTGAGATCAACATCAAAGTTGACAGTACAGCTGTGACGGCAGTCACCAAAAAGTTGAAAGCAAAATGGACCCCTGAATTGGGACAAGATTTGAACGCTTATCACAACCTCGATGCCGAAGTTGAATTGACAAGTATTCTGTCTGAACAGATTGCTCTCGAAATCGACCAAGAAATCTTGGAAGATTTGGTGAAAGGCGCCAAAGCAGGTACCTATTATTGGAGTCGTCGTCCTGGTAGATTCTTGGTTCGTGATACAGGAGCTGCTATCAGCACCTTAGCGAACGAGGGCATACTCGGTGGTGACTTTACTGGTAACGTGTCGGAATGGTACGAGACTCTTCTCGAAACCGTGAACGACGTGTCGGCTCAGATTCATCGTAAGACACTTCGAGGCGGAGCAAACTTTTTGGTTTGCGGTCCTGAAGTATCTAACATTCTTGAGTTCACGAGTGGATTCAAGGCTCGCGTGACTCACGATGATGACAAGGGCAATGCTGGTGCTGTCAATGTGGGTAACATTTCTAAGAAATGGGATGTCTATGTAGACCCTTATTTCCCACGAAATGTAGTCTTGGTAGGACGTAAAGGATCTTCTTTCCTAGAAAGCGGATATGTTTATGCTCCATACGTGCCATTGCAAACCACACCCACTATCTTTGGTATTGAAGACTTCGTGCCCCGCAAGGGTGTCATGACGCGATATGCCAAGAAGATGGTGCGTCCGGATATGTACGGGTTAGTGATTGTAGAAGATTTGCTAGGTTAATCCTTCGAGTCTAATATTTAACTAAAAGAAAAGAGTCTTCATATTTGCTTATGAAGGCTCTTTCTTTTTTTGAAAAACTAATTACTATGCATATTGTATAATCGGGAGGAAATAATGTGGCGGTTCCTGTTCTATCACCCATTTCAAATTCGAGTTTAGTTGTTTTACCGGCCACTGGTACCAAGGGGGATGTGACCGGATCACTTCCTTTTGCGGTGTATACTGGTGCTGACTTTATTTCGGGCGCCGTAGATCAAGTTGCCTATGTTTACCGTAAGCTGGGCGGTGAAGTTCTCGACATTGAAATAACTGCGAATCAAGTGTATGCCGCCTATGAAGAGTCGGTACTTGAATATTCTTATATTGTCAATATTCACCAGTCAAAAAATGCCCTCTCAGATATGTTGGGCAACCCTACTGGATCTTTTGACAGTGATGGAGAGATGCAGGCCGGGGCCCTTCAAACCGCTCTTAGCGGGACAGGTGCCGAATTACGATATCCTAAGTTTAATTTCGCTTATGGCAAGAGGGCAAGCGCGGGACTCTCCCAGAAAGCCGGGGTGGGGGGAGATATTCCTTTTTATACGGCCTCTCTACTCACTACCGACGGACAGCAAGATTATGACATGCAAGCAGCCGTCTCCGCAAGCACCAATACTGATTTTACTTTTGATAAAGATAGAAAAGTTCAAATCACTAGGGTATGGTATAAATCACCCCGTGTGATGTGGAGATTTTATGGATACTACGGGGGGATCAATGCCGTAGGTAATTTAAATACTTATGGTCAGTATGCTGACGATAGTACGTGGCAAGTAGTACCTGTGTGGCAGAACAAGCTTCAAGCAATGGCGTATGAAGATGCTCTATATACTCGGATCTCGCATTATTCATTTGAGATAAGAGATAATAAAATAAGACTCTATCCTGTGCCTTCGGGCATTGAGATGCGGCGCCTATGGTTTGAATTTACAGTTGATGAGAACCCCCTCATTGATGATCCGAAGAAGAAGACAGGAACTACAGGTATTAATAACATGAATACCGCTCCGTTTGCTAATATACCTTACAATAATATTAACTCTATTGGCAAGCAGTGGATTAGAAGATTTGCTCTTTCAGTCTGCAAGGAGATGTTGGGGCTTGTGCGTAGTAAGTTTGCTACAATTCCTATTCCAGGCGCCGACACTACATTGGATGGCCCCGCCCTTATTACTAGTGCGAAGGAAGAGCAAGGTGCTTTGCGAGAAGAGTTGCAGACAGTCCTTGATGAACTCACGTATGCTAAGTTGGTGGAGCAAGATTCAGCAATTGCGGAAAGCACTGAAACATTGTTGTCCAAGATTCCTCTTGCTATTTATCCAGGATAGGGGGAAAGTGTAGATGGCCGACAAAAGTATAACATGGACTCAGCCAGAGAATCCCCCACCCCCTCTCTTTATGGGAGGAAAAGAGCGCGATTTTGTCAAGCAGGTTAATGATGAATTAATCGAACGTGTGATAGGACAGACTATTTTGTACTATCCTGTGAGCCTAGAGCACACTAATTTTCATCCTCTTTACGGAGAAGCAATTCATAAGAGTTTTTTGTCACCGGTTAAGGTTAACGCTCTTATTAGTTGGGAGGGTCAAGAAACAACTACTAATAATTATGGAATTGATAGGCGTTCTAAACTAACTATCCACTTTCATCGGCGCCGTCTCACGCAAGATCAAGATTTGCAAGTTCAAGAAGGCGATTTTATTTTGTATGGGAGATTGTTTTATGAGATCGTGTCTCTTAATGAACCCCAACCTCTCTTTGGGCAGATCAATCATCAAATGGAAATAGCGGCCACTTGCATTCGCGCCCGAGATGGTGTGTTTGAAGGCGCCGCATTACCTAAAGTTTCCATTCCTAAGTATGAGCTGGCACAAGAGCGTGTTCAAAACGTGTGCGTTCTCACCATTCCCGACGATTGTAAAATTTGTGTACCTAAGTTGTCGGGGGCGGATATTAATTCCCTCGATTACAGAACTTTGGAGGAGTTTGTGGCCGACTCAACTAAATATATTGGGTACCAGTTTTATTTAACGGCAGCAGGTCCATCCCCCGTTGGTCCTTTCACCATTTCTAACAAGTGGTATTTTAATGAGAACGGGATTTGGTATGTGAGTCCCTTTTATAATACGGCGTAAGGATAAGAAGATATGGCAGATAAAGAGACTATAATTAATTTACAACCATCAAATTTAGAGAATATTGATGCAGCCATTTTCAATTGGGTGAATGAAAAGTTAAACATTTTTGCTACTTCGAATAGGGGGTGGGAAAAGGCGCCCGTTATTTGGGTGTCTGCGGAAAGAGCATTCCAATCAAAGCGCGACAAAGGACTCAGAGATGCTGAAGGGGCTTTAATTCTTCCTCTGATTAGCGTGGAGAGAACGAGTGTGGCAAAAGACTTGGCGTTCAAAGGATCACTTCAGGCGAATATTTTTCCTCGCAATGATTATAAGGGAGGATCTATTCCTCTGGATCGTGTCATTAATCAGGTGAAAACCAAGAATTTTCAAAATGAATACGCCAAAAGAGAGTATGGACAGTTAAATTTTAAAGTTAAACCCATCAATAAGCAAGTAGTATACACTTATCGCTCGATTCCTATGCCTGTCTATGTGACTGTGATGTATAAGATAATGTTAAGAGCGGAATATCAGCAGCAAATAAATGAATTATCCCAACCTTTCATGGTGGCTACGGGAGGCATCAATGCTTTTATACTGAGAGAGCGGGGCCACCGCTACGAAGGTTTTATGCAACCCTCGTATGAGCAGGAGAATAGTGTGGGAGATATGGGCGACGAAGAACGCATGTATCAAACCGGCATCGAGATTAAAGTTTTGGGGTATCTTATTGGAGGAGAGGGCAATCAAAAAACCCCTCAAATTGTGGAAAGAGAAAATGCGGTTAAAGTAAAACTTCCTCGTGAGCGCGTGATTTTAGGAGAAACGCCCCCATGGCTTAACGGAAAGTATAATGCATTGTAATTTTCAGTGGAGAATAAAACAGCATTTGATATTTTTTAAAACTATTTACAAGAAGATAAAAGCAACTTTTAGATTAAGATTTTATAAGATGTCGATAAGGAGAGCAGCCCACCATGTCAGTTGATAAATATAAGTTTGTATCCCCTGGAGTATTTGTTTCAGAGATAGATAATTCACAGTTACCCGCCCTCCCACGAGGAGTTGGTCCTGTAATCATAGGACGATCACTTAAAGGGCCATCTATGCGCCCCGTACAAGTGAACTCTTTTTCCGATTTCGTTGAAACTTTTGGTAATCCCATTTTTGGTGGTGGCGATGCCGATGTATGGCGAGCAGGACCAAATGTTTCTGCACCAGGATATGGAACATATGCTGCTCAAGCATATTTGCGCAATGAAAGTCCCCTAGTCTTTGTGAGATTGGCGGGAATTCAAGATGTAAATGCTACGACCAAGGATGGAAAAGCTGGATGGGAAGCTTCTGGCGATGATGAAAATGCCAGCGCGATGACCGGTACCGGTTACGGTGGTGGTGCATTTGGTTTGTTTATCTCATCCAATGCAGGCGACGTTACTTCTAGTGCGACGGCTATCATTGGCAATATTATGACAGGTTCTACCTCTGGAAGTTATCCTCACTTTGAGTTGACTGCTTCAACTGGTACGAGCTACGCGTTCTGGCCAACAGGATCGGTTCTTGCCTCGCCCACTAGCGAGTATCCTGGGCACGTGGGGGCTACCGACTTTGAATATGATGCCTCCGGTGCACCCAACGAGGTCGCCTTTAACATAGCATCTATTATTAATGCGTCCGCTTCATCCGACTTGTTTTCAGCGTCTGCTGAATCTACGTGGGTTGTCATTACTAGTATGGAGGAAACTCCACTGGGCGAAAGCGCTGTCTTGTCGTCCTCTCTTAGCGCCAGCGACAATGATCCAGCCAATTTCACCGTAGGCGGATTCTTCACCCCCGCAGATGCCATTTTGGATTTCAGCGGATCGGGGTTTCAATATCACTCCTATACGGGATCGCTGGCAGCAATTTTCTATGCGCGCACAGGGTCGATTGGATTGAGTGGTACTTTGGCTGATGGGGCAACCACGGCTACGGGTACATGCGGGATTTTTAAATCCTCTGTTTATAATCAATTCACTGCTCAAATTAAAGATGGAGATGGTAATGAACTAGAAAAAGTAGTTTTTAATTTTGATGAGAATAGTAAACTTTTCATTAGAAATGTCTTTAATACTAATCCCACGTTTATGAATGATGATCCGAATGTGAATGATACGGCCTTGGTTACTACTAAGACTTATTTTCTTGGAGAATCATTTGAGCGCAATATTACACAACTGTCGCCTAAGACTGGAGACGGTGATTTTGATGGCAGCTTCGCAGTCGTTCTTGGGTTAGCTTCACAGAGCGTTCATCAGCACATTCAGCATACAGAACTTAAAGATGCTATGACTGGGTGGTATTTCGCCCAAGATCTCACCGCACCATCACCTTCTTATAGTCCTCTTAACATGGATAAACTTTTTAGATTCGTGGGTATTGGCGGAGGAGAGTGGCAACAGAATAATTTGAAAATTTCGATTAGCGACATTACTCCTTCCAACAATGAAGCCAATCCTTTTGGATACTTTACCGTGACTCTCAGAATGTTAGGAGATAGCGATGCGACTCCGCAAGTCGTAGAGACTTATAGCAATGTTGATTTAAATCCCAACTCCCCTAACTTTATTGGGCGGCGGATTGGAGATTCCTATACAACGTGGGATAATTCGAGCAAGAGATATATAACTTATGGCAAATATGTAAACCAATCTCGGTATGTGCGTGTAGAATATTTTGGAAGCGTCGAAAATGATGGTCCTTTGGACTCCAAACAATTACCTTTTGGGGTGTATGGTCCTACGCGATGGAAGGGATTTAGTGTATTGAGTGGAGCCACAGATGTAAAGCCATTCGGTTCTAATGATCCCGCCGCAGCAGAGTTCCTTCATGCTTATGTGTTGGGGGGATCTGACGTTCCTGACTCCATGGCTAAATCTCACGGCGACTTTATAAGCGTAGGCGATAGCGTCTTTACGGAACTGACAGGAGCATTTAATTTTCCTTCGGTCCCAACGCGAGGCGCCTCTAACGAAGGCACTATTGTTAATCAAAAAGATGCTTACTTTGGCGCCACGGCAAACATGGCCGACAGCAATCGTTTAGCACCTAGTGTTAAAGACATGTTGCGCCGCAAGCCTGATGATACTGGTGTGTTCACCACTATTCCAGACGCCCTAGAATATTCGTGGGTATTTTCCTTAGATGATATTATTGTGGGATCGGGCGGTGCACTTGGCCAATGGGTGAGCGGATCGAGAGCAACTGGAGATTCCATTACAGCATCGGGATCTTATAAAGATGTCTTAGATGCCGGATTCAAGCAGTTTACCGACGTGATGAGCGAAGGGTTTGAAGGTTTGAACATCATGGAGAAAGAACCTTTCCGGAATAGTTTGTTGCCTGCTGGCACAACCGCTCAGAGTAGCTACACATATGCTTCACTCGACCGCGCCATTGATACGGTGGCAGATGCCGAAGTGGTTGAGGCTAATATGATGTCTATTCCTGGACTTACTACACCAGCACTTACTACTAAATTGTTGGATGTATGTCAAGCACGTGCGGATGCACTCGCGGTGATTGATCTTCCAGGAGGATATATTCCTCCCACTGATGAAGCAGATAAATCTGCCTCAGCCCGACGTGGAACGGTAGATGATACCATCGGTCAATTGAATAATAGAAACCTCAACAATAGTTACGGGTGTGCCTACTATCCTTGGGTTCAAGTTACTGATACGGTCACAACCGGCGGATCCTTGTGGGTACCACCTAGTGTTGTAGTGTTGGGAACCTTCGCGAGTAGCCAATCAACAAGTGAATTGTGGTTTGCGCCTGCTGGATTTACGCGGGGCGGATTGACAGAGGGCAGTGCTGGACTTCCCGTGACGAATGTACGCGCTAGATTAAACTCACAAGAAAGAGACGATCTGTACAGCGCCAACATTAATCCTATTGCTCAATTTCCTGCTGAAGGGATTGTGATTTTTGGACAGAAGACTCTTCAAGTCACACAGTCAGCACTGGATCGAATTAATGTACGAAGATTGATGATTTATGTGAAGCGTGAAATCTCACGGATTGCAGCAACACTGTTGTTCGATCAGAATGTCACGGCCACATGGAACAGATTCTTGGGACAGGTTAATCCTTTCCTTGGCAGTATCCAAACACGATTGGGGCTCACGGACTACAAAGTAGTGTTAGATGATAGCACCACAACGCCTGATTTGGTAGATAGAAATATTTTGTATGCAAAGATTTTCTTGAAACCAGCACGCGCTATCGAGTTTATTGCTCTTGATTTTATTATTACAAGGTCTGGTGCAAGTTTTGAGGATTAAATTTAAAAGTATTTACTATTTATAGTAGAGTGGAATGAACAGGAGATTTTAAAAGATGCCATTTTGGAAAGACGCACAAGTAGCAGATCCTAAAAGATCGTTTAGGTGGATTCTTAATTTGGGAGTGAAGGGACTGTCACAGAACATCACTTACATCTGTAAGAAAGTTAGCCGCCCTTCCATGGAGATTGGAGAAGCGGAACACAAGTTTCTTAATCATACCTTCTATTATCCTGGCAGTGTAACTTATGAAAAGTGTGAGGTAACTCTAGTTGATCCCGCTAATCCTCATTCTACACAACAATTGTACAATCTTATTCAGGATTCGGGGTATCAGTTACCTGAATTCATGAACGACAATGTGAATGCTGATGTCCAAACCAATGCAGGAACGGGCATGGCATCTACTATCAGTAAAAGACTGGGTACCACTGCGATGAATAATGCTGTTATCTCCATGTTGGACGGGGATGGCAACACAATCGAGCGTATCACCCTTCGAAATCCATGGATTTCGTCGGTTGATTTTGGTGGTGAGTTAGACTATGAAACTGAAGATCTGATGGAAATTACCATGAGCATTAGATATGATTGGTTTGAAATAGAAACCATTAATCAGGCTATTTAAAGGTCCGCGATAAGCACTAAAGAGAGGTTTAAATGACAAGAAGAAGTAACGAGGAACGCCTCGGTGGTCTTCCTTCCGTGGGAGCGAAGGAAGCCGCAGATATTCCCCCTATGGTCGTAGATAATTCAGTACCCACTGAGTTAGCCTACGTTGTGCCAACTGAATTAGTAGAACTCCCTTCCGGAGGGAAACTTTATCCAGAAGGCCATGCTTTACATGGGGTGGAAGACATTGAAATTAAGGAAATGACTGCTAAGGAAGAAGATATTCTTACCACTGAGTCTTTTATTAGGAAAGGGACTATTTTTGACCGCCTAATTAAGAGCATCGTAGTAGACAAATCTATTAAAGTAGACGACCTGCTGATTGGAGATAGGAATGCTATTCTGATCACAGCGCGCATGAGTGGGTATGGACCCATATATGAAACAGAAGTAACGTGTCCCGATTGTGGTGCCGAAGACAAAAACTATGGGTTTGATTTAAGGGAATGTCCTTTCAGACCTCCGGTTGATTTGGAAACCGAAGAGGATACAGAGTTAAGAGAATTCGTCTCTAAAGGATTGGGGAGTACATATTTTGTTACACTGCCCAAATCAAAGATGGCGGTTGAAATTAAGCTTCTTACAGGAAAAGATGAGAGGGCTATTACTCAAGCGCAAGCAATGCGCAAGAAAAATAAGCTCCCTGAAAACGCCTTGACAGAACATTTCAAGCGTATAATCCTGTCCGTTAATGGTGTAACTGACAGGATAGAAATCGACAGATTTATAGGATTGATGCCTGCGTTGGATTCGCAATTTCTCCGAAAAACATTTCGGAAACTGACGCCCAACGTGAGCATGACGCAAGAGTTCGTTTGCGACCAGTGTGATTACGAGCAGGACCTGGAGGTTCCTATGACCCCTCGGTTTTTTTGGCCTGACGCCTAAATACATGGAAAATGTATACGAGCAGTTCTTCGCCCTGAAATATTATGGCGGATGGAGCTTGTTCGAATCATACAATCTTCCCATTCCACTGCGCCGATGGTTCCTAGAGAGGTTGACTAAGCAGATGGAAATGGAATCGGAGAGTTTAAAGAAAAAATAAAAGAGCATTATACGTGCTCTTTTATTTTTATATAATCACTATTTATATAGTGTGGAGGAGTTACGAGTGAATCAAAATGATAAAGACTTAGCCCCCATGGTGCTTGACTTTTCAAAGGCACGAGATGCGGATGGAAAGCTAGACGAGGGGTGGATGCTAATGTTTGGAGGGCTTCTGAAGTGGTTAATGCCTTCTCTTTTTAAGGGATCTTTATTGCCCCTTAAACTTAAAGGCACTTCCACAGAAATACAGAGTTTTGCTGATGTTTTGTCGAGGGAAAAAAACTATCTGGAGTCATGGAAAGATAACGGATTAGATAACCCTACGACCTACCAGAGTAAGGGTCGTTTGGATAGATCAGTATCGAGATTCGAAAGAATGACAGGGTTAAGATGGCCCTTTTCGCGTTAAGCGGGGGATGAGTTAGTGGCAAATGGCGATAACAGAGACGGGCCCCCGAAAGTAAGGTGGAGATTCGAGCGCCGCTCAAAAGCACTTGAAGAGGAGCGGAAGCGACGACAACCGGCGCGCCGCAGACGGAAGCAAGCCCGGCTGCTGGGTACCAGTCCAGAAGAAAAACTAGCCGATAAAGGTGAAGATCTTA